TTACACCAATGAAACGCTATGAGTTTTTTTGTTGCACTATATTTTACAATTTATCTTGTATTAAAGAGAGATGATGAACTTATCTGAACAAAAATAGCATGTAAAAACCTTGCGACTAACCTTGTTTTGCGTTACAATGAATATAGATTGCATAAACACATTATAAGGATTAAATTTATGATAACCAAAGGACTATTTTAATACAAAGTAGTTTAACAAAATTTAAAAACGCCTATATTTAAAGGTGTTTTTTGTACGTTGTTTTCATATCTTTTAGCACTATTTTACACACTTTTTGGGTGGTTTTTGGGTAAAATAAAGAGCCGTCGTTCGGCTCTTTATTTATAACCATATTCTCGTTCTGCGTCTCGTCTCATTTTGACAACTTTATCAAAATTCTTGCTAGAGCCAAGATAAACCTGTTTTTTGTCGACGTTGATAAACGCTTGATACACACCGCGATTTTTCCGATAATACACACCACGGACGCCTGTACTGCTTTTGGCCGTAGGCTTCGTGCTTCTTAAACTTTCTGGATTTCGGATAGAATCCATATATGTTTTGGACGCACCGCGTCGACATCCACAAGAAGTGTAGTGATGAATGTCATTGTTACTTAAAATCAACTCGTTTCCACAGAAACGACATACACACTTCCAGTAGACGCGCTGATTAGCCGAATGGGAACGGCTAATAATCTTAAAATGCTCCGTTTCAGTTCCTGTCAAATCCTTAAAGCGTTCCCGCTTCTTCTCGTCGTTAAGACAGCCGCAGGATTTGGTCAACCCCCGCTTTAATCTGTACCCAAGAGCGTGATAGAAGTTTCCGCAGTCACATCGGCAGAGCCATTTGATTTCACCTTTAGAAGACCTCGTCCCGTCATCTTCTATGACAACGAGACGATTGAACCTCTGCCCGATTATATCCTCCCTCATCGGATGTTCTCCAAGTTCTTCTCAATCCATTCAAGACGATTTCTGCGGCCTGATGGGATTGGCCGAGGGTCGCGAGAATAGTTCTTGAAGCGCATCTGAAGCAGATAGGAACCATTGCCTAGGCTACTGCTTTCCAGAGCTATTTCTAAGTAGGCATTGGCGATGTAGTTCCCGTCTGCCGTATACATTCTGCCAGTACCACCTATGATGTCCTCTCTACTATTCTCAATCCATTTCAACAGTTGCTGTTTCTTAAATTGGTCATAATAAGCAGGGAAAGTCATATTCATTTTGAGTGAATTAGAAAGATAGTATTGATCCTGAGCTTTCCCAATCAACGCTAGCTCGAAATCTTCAAATAGGCAGTCAAGCATAGCATTGACCCTTGCTGCTCCTATCTTCTCGATAGAGGTTTCACCACTCTTAAAACGTTGCCAGTTCACAACCATAAATTTGATTCGAGGAAGCTTATAGAAATCATTCTCATATCGGAAATATCGTCCTACATACTCCAGAATTAGATCTTTAATGTCGTTGTTGATTTTCATGATGTTTTACCTATTTATCTTTCTCTTTTAAATTAAGCCCACGCTTTTTCAGCGATATAGTATGTGCCAAAGCTAGAACCGTCAGCAATTACTTCAATTCCGTAGTATGCACCTTCTTTGTGCATTACTTCGTTAAATCTTACTTCTTTTGCTTGGCCAAGCAAGTCAGCCATAGTATATTTGCCGGCTTTGCGCATTTTAGCTTCTACTGCTTGCCATTTCTTCAATCCATATGTTTCTTGTTCTTCACGTTCTTCTTTGATAGCATTCCATGCCATTTTAACAGTTCCACGAATGTATTCGCTTGGTTTTCCACCGAATAGACTAGCTGCTTTTCTTGCGATTTCCCATGCTCTTGTCATTACTTCTTTTTTCATTTTGATTTCTCCTTTATTTATCTTACAAGAATATTATATATCTTTTAAGATAGTTTGTCAACACTTTTTATCAACTTTTTTTAAAATTTTTTTAATTTTTTTGCAAAATAAAAAACCCTCGGCACAAACCGAGGGTTAAACTGTCTGTTTTATCCATAAAGTAAATGGTTAATATCCCAAACTGAGAGCCAAATTTGTCCGCTCGCTGCAAGAGTGATATGCCGCCAATAATAACTACCAGAGCCATAAGCTCCCTCACCGTCAGAGACAACTTTATTAGGATTTATGACAAAATAGCTACCTACTTTTGTCACTTGGTCGTCGATCACATTTCCGTTTGCGTCAGTGATGTCAATGTCTGCAACATCAATTCCATTGTCTGTCCAGTCGAAATCAACTGGACAGAGGTCGTCGCAGCGAACTTGCCAAATGCCATTGACAAACTGCAAATCATCTACGCGATAGATTTTTAGATTTTGTGATTTATTAGCTAACGGCGCTGGTTGTGGCGCTGCAGCTTGTCCATTTTCGCGGAAGACCGTTTCGCGAGGTCGTCCGTTGATTTCCCAGATTTGGTTGTAATCAGTTTCTGCTATTCCGTCATAGCCATAACTACAATGGATCATAGTTGATGAACTTGTCATAATCATAACGTGACCAAATGCGCCAAGCGAGCTAGAGCCATCGCGAGGGCCCCAAATCACCACGTCACCACGTTCGAAATCGATAGATCCGTCTACACCATCATAAACACAATTGTACCCAATTGTAGGTAAATTGATTTTAAGTGTTTCGGTGTTGTTACTTAGACTTAGCCCCAACGACTGACTAACGGACGAGCTACAATCATACTCGATACGTCCGTCTCCGTCTGCGTCATTTCCGTAGCGGTCGCCCATGTCGTAGTGCGCGGGGATTTCTTGCAACCTGCGCATTTCTGCAATACTTGACTCAATTCTACTCATGTTTATTCTCCTTTTGTTTCTACATTTTCGTCTTGTGCGTTTTGGTATTTATTGCTAGAGATACCTAAAACAGTACCTGCAAATGTTGTAACTGCTGCAATAATACCATTGACAAGAGTTGTGTCGATTTTATATAACGCTCCAATAGTTGTTATAAGAGTAATTGCTGCAGGCGCTACGACTGTTACAACTTTCTTAGCGATGTCATATTGTTTGTTTGTCAAATTCATTATTTTTCTCCTTTTTCTTTTAAATATTTCTTGAGCGCTTCGAAAAATTCTTTAAAAAGCGCTGTGTCAATGCCTAATTTTTCAAAATTTTCCAAAATGGATTTCATTTCGAAAAATAGGTAGCCAATATATAAAACTTGCAACGTGCCTAGCCCAATGCCTTCTGGCAGTAAGACCGACAGCGGGATGCAAAACGCAAGCAGAGCAATACTAGAGATTTTACGCAAAATCCCATTGATCCCCTCCTTACTCTTAAACTCAATTTTGGGATTGATTTTGGCGGCTAATGTGCCAGTTAAAAAATCAATCACCATAGCACCCATGATGAGTGTTAGCGTAAATACAATCAGCTTGTCTTGCGTATCTACAAAGCCTCTTAGCGCGTGAGACCACTCTAAATTTACAAATGGCATAAATCCCCTCCTCTCTACTCAATTTTAGGCATGATAATTGTCAATATGCCCTTTTGCAACATTTCTGCAACCGTTTGATTTTGGTACGTATAGCCTTCACTTTGCTGCATTTGGAATTTAAAGATAGTAGCAGTACCTTGAGCCCATTTCGGGTTAGTATCAAACGGATAAGGCATAGACACGATATCGTTATTAAAATAGCGCTTATCTTTTATTAGCGGCTTGATAAATGCGGCAACTTTGCTATAAGTTGGAGCTGGCATACCTCCGTTTTGTCCGATAGCAAGAGCAATTAAGATTTCTGTGATGGTTGACACAGATTCTAATAGCTGCTTATTTTCAGTTGCTGCTTGTTCTGCTTTGTTTGCTACTTCTTTGTTCTTCTGCAGTTGTTCGTCAACTTGGTTAAATTTGTCATTCTCTGCTTTCTTCGGGAAGTTCTCTTGATAGATTTGTTCTAAAGCTAATCTAAAGAGTTCTCCGCTTTCTTTGCTAACAAAATCTGGCTCAAAGAATACTGGGTAGATAACGCCCTCCGAATTGCCTAAAACAACTCGTGTCTTGTAAGGATCTCCGCCTTGATAATCTACCGACTTACTTAAATATTCTAGTTTCATAATTTCCTCTTTCTAGGCTGTACGACGCCAGCGATAAATTGTAATATAAGGTTGTAAATTGCTTGAATTGAGCGGCATTTCATCGCTAGACGTATTTACTTGAGCAAGTAAGATTCTTGATTCGAACGAGCCTGTACGAGCGAGACCGTATCCTTTTGACGATACGCTAATGCCCGACACAATTGAGTCACCGCCCGTCTTATTAGCGGCGTTAAAATCTGCATCTGTCTCGTCAACACCGACTAGCGCCCTACCGTTTCCGAACCGCTCCCAAACGCCACCCATAAATGTAGCGGGGTTATTAGGAGATGTGGACTGGTAAATAGAGCCTACTGGATAGCACTGTTCTAGCGCTGGTGATACCCATGCAGTCCATGGTTTGTTTTTACCAATTTTTAATCGAATAAAAGTGTATGCTTTATCCCACGGCGTATATGTTTGCTTAACGAAGTCAGCGTTATAACTTTCCACGAGTAGATAACCTCCCGAACGACCAGGAAGTAACGAACTGTCGCTATAATAAAAGCCTGCTGTCACATAATCGTCGGGTGTTTTATATACGTTTGCCAGATTTCTGCCATCTGAGTTTGTGAGTTGTCTATTTTGGATAGGTTTGCCTTTGAAGTAATATTCCCAAGCACTGTCCGTTACGTTTGGAAATTCAGCAATCTTTCCAAAGCCTATTCTGTCTTTTCCATAACTCACAGCTACACTTTCCGTTGTTACAGTATAAGAAAACGGAATGCTTGTAAAGTTATCTTCGAGAAAACCTAAGACCATCCAAGAGCTATCCGCGGCATACTCACCTTGTAAATTAGCGTTTGAGTTAACTAAACTTGCTACAGTCGTCCATGTGCCGCTTGCAGGGCCTGTATCAATTTTATAATCACTCATTCCAAATTTCGCGACTTTAAAAGTCAGTTTCATTTGGTTTTTTTGGATATTATTTACAGTTAAGGGTGCGACTTTAGCGTTGCGCGTGATTGTCAGAGTGCTAGATTGTGCGCCGGAGCGTGTGACAGAAAAGCTCAAAACGGGCGCGAAATACTCTAGGATGTTGACTGTTCTTTCAATCGTATTGCTTGTACGCCCTCGACTATCTGTTACTCTGGCTCTGATTGTCACATTGCCTGTATAATTCATAATTCCAAGAGTTCCACCTCGTGTTGTTGTGGACTGGTTCTTACCGACAATTTCTGCATAATAACCTGTAATGGTAGACCCGTATATACCAGTTGCTTGCCCGAAGTTGACTTTAATATTAGATAATATCTGGATAAACGCTTGCTCACCCGGCACTACGTTAGCCGCTGCTGTATTCGTATCCGTCAAAGTAAATCCTGTTAAAGTCGGCTTGATATTATCTGGTACAGATAGCGTGACTGGTTGAGTGTTCCTGCCGATTTCTTGATTGTTGCTGTATGTGATATAAGTTAACGTACCATTTCCGCTACTTGCATTTGGAATTTCGTTTATCATAGACATTTCAGGCGTCCATGTAAACGATGTATCCACATTGTCGCCCGCTATTTTTTTGTCATAATTGCCAAATTTAACCCCAATAGAATGTTTAAATGAGTTACTGTGCCGGGATATATTGAGAGTAATAGGCTGACCAAATATACCATTAGCAGATGAACCTATACTTGCCCGTGGAATGGTAGAAAGTGTAAATGAATTACCACCAATGGTTAGCTTTCTAGGCGACCATCCGCCGCTGCCGCTAAATTCAGCCATCAAACCAAAAATCTTTTTACCATCATCATTGTGTCCGACTGTGATAGTCTCATCAATCAGCATGATTGTAGAATTATAGCTAGTCATGTCAGGACGACCTGCCCAATTTAAACGCTGACCATTCAAGTCCACAAATGCAGTACAATTATAATCAGCAAAGGTTACTGTTGTATTTAATAAGGCTAGTCTGATCCTGACTTTACTATAGTTGCCTTCGATATTTTGAGAAATTTGGTCTATCCATAAGCGAATACGATAACCTCTATCGTTATTTGATAAAAATTCAGCCATTAAACACCTCCTACATATCTAATTACATTCATATCGGGGTTTAAGTGATACTGTTCTTCACGGAAACGCCCAATTTGAAGCGTCTTAGTAAATACACCATTATCAACTTGTAAAGCTCCACCCGAAAAGTACGCTACTTCTTTACCAGCAGAATAAAACGAGATACGATTATCCCCCATGCGAACAAATGAGCTACCGTCTTTCTTCCCTATTGACAAGCCCTCGTTCGTCGCTTGCATGTACGTATCTATAAAGTTCCAACGCTGAGCCATATCGCCTAGATTATTCTCAATCGCAGCCACTCTTTGAGTTGCAGCGATTAAATCTTTTTCAGATTTCGCTTTATCTTCTTCACTTGAGCTGACAAAGTCCTGATAAGCCTTAAACCATTGATTAACAGTATCTAAACTTGCTTTCGCTTCGAGTTCTGCTTGCATAATGCCGTTTTTTTCGTTCAAAGCGTTTAGTTGTTCTTGGGTTAAAGTGCCGTCAGCTTTTGAGTTGATGTTCTGTTCGATTTCTTTGAGCTTTTCTTCGTCTATCGCTCCTTTTTCGCCCTTTTCTCCAGTAGCACCTTTAAGTCCTTGAGGGCCAGTGTCTCCTTTTTCAATCAGACCTTTAGAAATCGTTTTAATTCTATTTTCACCCAAAATTGCACTAACTAAAGCTACTATCCAGCTATCGCACTGTTTATCCGTGTTAAATAACCTCATTTGGACACTGTCGCCAGCTTTTAACCCTGCTGTATTTTCGACGACAGACCAATCTCCAACATAGCCATCTGCACTGTATTGATTGATAAATTTTTGTGAATATTTGTATTGGGTGGTAAACAGTCGCAGAGACTTTCCATCTTCTCCTTTTTTGCCGTTTAAACCATCAGAAACATTGATAAACGTCAGCTTATCTCTTGTCACCTCGTCGTTTCCGACATAAGCAGCGACGGTCAAAACTTGTTTATTATCTATTTTGTTGGCTAAGACCTTGTAAGTCTGCCCTGTCGTCATTTCCGAGCCGAAATAATAGCGGTAAGTAGCGTCTGTAATCTTCTTTTGCCCTTTGTATAATTCGGGCGTTACAATGCTTTCTCCCGTTCCATTTTTAAAACTCGTTCCTGCGCTTGTGGACATTTTAAGTGTGTATGGCAGGCGGGCTTCTATCATCTCTGCCATGCGATTGCGCAAAACGTCAGAAATTTTGGAATCCAGTTTTACATAGTTAGAAAAGGTTAGTGTGTTGTTGTTTGGGTTAGTAAAGCTAATAACCTGCTCTGTCACGCGCGCTTGCAGAATTAACCCACCGACAAAATTTTTGTCGTAAATCTTGACGGTGTCGCCCAAAACCAAATCTTGATAGTCGTTGAGGAAATTTGATTGAATGCTTGCTGTGTAAGTGATAATCGGATACGCGTACTGTTTAAGCGTCCTAAAGGCATAAGCCAGTAAGTCATTTACGTTGGTATATTCCGTCTGAAAGTCTTTGCGCGTCCAGTTGTCGCCTTCTTTCATGCTTGCGGGATACTGCTCCATCGATAGCGGAGCATAAACGGAGGGACTGCCTTTGCGCGTGTAAAATTCTTCGTTCCCGTTTGCGTCTTTGTCAGAGCGTTCTACGTATTTTAAATTCAAACCGTCTGCGCCAGTAAATTCACCAGCGTTAAAAAGCTGCGTTTTATCTGTCGTGACTTGTACGCCTTTGACATCATTTCCGTAACGCAGAACTACGTCACCCCGAACTTTACCAATTCCGTGATGTTCGCTATCTGCTTCGTGGTAGATGTTCAGCACAATCCGTTTAAGCGTGCCGTTGTTATTTAACTCTGTGACAAACTCAAATTCTGCGTTAAAACGTGACATCAGAGATTGTAAGCGCGCAAGCTTGGTCTCTTGCGATTCAAAAGTCAGTGTGCGTGTTTTGTCCGCAATCTCATTGACCCCAATTTCCAAAGTGGCAAATGTAAGCAATTCCATGTGTTGCAAATACCACGCTATATTTTGTGCGCTATTGCTTGTAAATGGATTAGCTTGCTCGTTGACAAGCTCTAAATTTGTGTTATTGCAATTTAGAGTGATGTTAAAATCGTCCTCTGTTATATTTGCGACGTAAAATAAGTGGTGCTTCCCCTGAAATTCAAAAGAAAAATAGGCTTTATCGTTGATAAAACCTAAATCTTCGTGCAATCGCCCATTGTACATTTTGGGAATCGAAAAATCAAAAGTACTCGTTGCTTGTATGAGGTATCTATGCCATGCGTCGCCGTGAAATGAAAGCATTTTCGAAAATCGGTTATTTATTAACGCAACCTTTCGCATTCTGTTGTCATGTACAACTATTTGCATTAAGGATACCTCTCATTCCATGTTATTTTGATATCTGGTTCTTTTTCGTTCCAGCTTGACAAATAAATATCTAGTTCACTTTTCCCAACCGGCAATAAAAGTGGTTCTGACCCGTCTGTCATTTGGTCTAAAATCGGGAGATTATCACAATATGCTTTACTAGTAGCCATATCCACTTCAACGACCGAACCCATGCGGTAGCGGTTTGGAATGTCCTCGATTTTGTCGATGAAATCTTTACGATAAATAATACCGTCTAGATAAGCATGCGTTACTTGTGGTTTATCCCCAAACGCTCCGATAGCAACATGTATTTTTGCGGACTTGCGTCCTTTAATTTCGGGAATGTGAAACTGCGGATACGAACCCCACCAGTACACTTGCACCATATCGTCACGACGTAATAAATCCGACGCACCTCTTGGCTCGTTAAATGGATTATGATCTTCTCTATGCGTGCCATAGAAAAGCCACTGATTGATAAGTTTGTATCCACCTTTTCCGTTAGAAGCTAAGAAATTGTACTCACACCCCAGACCATTCGACCTTTTGATTGTTTCAACACCATATAAAAACCGTCCCTCTGTATCAGAGACAGAAATTTTGATAAAGCCGAGCTGATTTGCCGCACCTAGCCAAAAGATTTGTCGCCACCAGATATACTCGTTTAATGTACCTTTTTCCCCGTTGCTATCTACCGGAATTTCCCATGTGATAGAGCCTGCGTTGTTAGGCTGTGAACCACTTCCACGATTAGCAAGAGCAATATGCGGACGCCCCCAAGCGTTATCAATGGCAAGTGCTCCATTTAAGTTCTGGGTGTTATCGTTTAAGATAGCAACGTTTTTTTGTCCTTCCGCAAGGCCTTTTGTTATCCAGTTATTAGACGCATAATCAAACAATATTTCAGACTTCTTGACCGGCTTTGTGTCTACTTCTTCTGGGTTGCCTAACTCATAGACGCCCTCCGCAGAAGTAAATCCTATCCAGCCATTCTCCGAATTGTGTTTGATTGTGATTTTAGGTGCTGTAGGCGCTGTGCCTAAATTCTTCAATTTCGCCTTATAATGACTGTTGCTAATTTTGGTTATCGTGCCGTATTCGCTCGATAAGTTGTTTCCTACCGCGACTGCGCCCTTGTTTTCGCCGTAAGCGCGTGGAACATCAAATGTAATAGACAACGTTGCAGTTGGTGGTGATGTTGTGTGGTCAAACGTTAGGCTGGGTGCTCCGCTAGGTACTGCTAACCAAATCTTGTTAGGCTCATCCCCAAAAATCAGTTTTTTAGGAGCTTCAACATTTAACAAGCCACCCAATTTTTGGGTGGCTTGGTTGAAGTATGTAGGTGTTCCTGCCAGCTTGATAGAGACGGGAATTTGCTTAACTGCCAATGTATTGTAGAGATACTGTTGTCCATAGCGTCTAGCGCCCTGCTCTTGATAGTTATTTGTGATTTGTGCGATAATTCCACGGTTAACATCAAGCGTTGTGGCACTACCGCCTAACTTACTCAGCTCTGCCAAAATATCAATCTTATTAAATTCAATTCCTATTCCACTCAAATAATCTCACCCCTCAACAGCGCTTGTCTGCGCTCGTAATTTGTATTGGCTGTTGCCATGTAAGGCGCTAGACCTGCCGCTACACTTCGTCCGTCAATGATGTTGCGAAGTTCGATTGGATTTGCTCCGTTTGTTACTAATTGGCTTAGTAGAGCTATCATTGTATCCAATTTATCAGATAGTGTCTTAATGGCGTTATTTTCGTCTCTAGCACCGTTTGAGTTGTCGGTGGGTGATTCTCCCACAAACTGACCTACAACGCGCTGTAGGAGACGCCAAGCACGCCCACGCTTCGCTGCGTCCATTGGTATGATGTATTCTGGCTGATTGCCCTCTGCAATCTCATACAATCCATGTTTAGACACTAAACCACCGTTAGCATAGCCATAGCTTGCCACGCGATGGAAGGCAGCGTCAGATGTGCCATATCTGTGCTTGATGTAGTTGATAGCAGCTAGCAAGTTATCGTAACCGTTTCTGATGTTGTTGTGTCCGGGGTGCTTGTAAGCGTTAAATGTAGGCCCGATTGTCTGCATAAGACCGATTGACGGGTGACCTGCTAGAGCGTTACTATCCCAGTTGTTTTGGACGGTCGGGTCACCATTTGATTCGCGCCTGATTGTTGCTAAAATCTTAGCCACACGATAGCTATTGGCTGCGATTCCGTTCGCTTCCAGCGCACGTTCTACAAACGGACGCCAACGTTCAACGCCAGAACCGCCGGGGTTTCCTGCTTGTGCTCCTCCGTCACTTGCTGTGCCCTCTTCGAGCGGTGCTAACCATTTCTTAATCCAATCAAACATACCGCCAGTTTGCTTTTTAATGTGCATTTGTAGCGGGCTGTTTTTATCTTTCAGCGCTTTTTCATCTCCACTAGTTCCGACTTTCACGCCGAAATCTAGGAAGGTAGAAGCCGCTGAAATAGGACGGTTTTTGTATTGATGGTAGCTGTGATTGCCCAACCAGTTATACTCTTCACCGTCCATAGTGTCGCCGTGAACTGCCGTGATAAAGTCAACGTGGTTACTTGAGATAGGCCCGCCCGTATAGACACCTACCGAACCGGGTTTTGGTCTACTTAAATGTGGCACTCTTGCAGCGCCCCATTGATTCCCGTTGCCTAAACCACTAAATAGTGAGGGGTTAACTCCCAAATTAGCCAAGCGAGAAGCCACAAAGGAAACACACTCCTTAAAGAAGTAGCCCCACGGGTCAGCTCCGCTATCTGCTATTCTGTTTTTAAAGCGGTAGTCATCGCCAACTGCACCCATAGCTACGCCGCCCTCGTTAGAAGCGCTCTTAGCCATGCTCCAAAGCTCTTTCCACCATGTCTTAGCTCCGTTCGTTGCTGATTTGAATAGCATACCTCCGAAGTTATCAAACATGCCAACCATGCCCTTTGAGCTTGGATTGAATTTCTTTTCTAAAGTTTTGGTTGGATTGAGAACCGCTTCACCAATAAACGAAAGCATTTTTGCGAACTTCTCGACGCCATTTTTTAAACCATCCCAGACATTACCTGCGACTTTTGCGACGTTTCCGCCAAAGTTTGTTATACCTTTCCACAGGTTGCCAAAGAAGCCCGTGCCTTTAGCAAATGCCTTTTGGTTTTGCATTGCCATTAAAAGAGCCGTTTCGCTAGCGTTGAGGACTTCTGCGCCAGCAGGAAGCAACATTCTAGTGTTTCTTCCCGGTACGATAAAATGACTGCCGTTTGGCATTAAGACCATTTCTTTATTGCCCGTTTCTGGGCTGTCGTTACCGTCATTTAACAGAGCCAAAGTCGGTTGTGTGATTGCGTTCCGTTGGTTGCTAAATAAACCAGTACCGCTCGCAAATTTAACATACGGTATCTTACCGATTGTTTGTTTAGGGCCTCCGAAATCGTGGATAAGGTCGTTAATTCCGTCAATACCTGCATTAGGTATTTTAATAACAGCGTTGATTCCGTCTTGGGCTAGTTTCTTCATACCATCCCAAAGTTTTTTAAATCCGTCACCTATACCTTTCCAAGTATCGTCGAATTTTTTGCCGATTTCCTTTAAGCTATCAAAAAGGATTGTCGTTAAATTCTTACCGAATTTCTTTTTGGTGGAATCGTTGACTTTATCCCAAGTCGAACTTAAAAAGTCTTTCGCACCGTCCCAGTGCTTATTCCATTCCTTCCCAATGGCTTTTGAGGTGTCGCCAATATTTTTGGAAATTTCGCTGTATTTTTTTCCGATTCCTTTTTTGGTCGCGTCCCAGACAATACTTGCCGCCTTTTGAGTGGTTTCCCAGTCTTTTTTCCACTTCTTGCCAATTTGCTTAGATGTGTCAGCAATAGATTTTGCGACTTTTTTATACTTGCTCGAGACCCTTTTTTTAATTCCATCAAAAGTTTTGCCAATAAATTCGCCAGTATCGCCAAAGAATTTTTTGAAATTCTTGTAGAGGTTCTTCGCACCGTCGACTAAGCCTTTGATAAACTTTCTAAAAGGCTTACTATGCTTATACATCAAAGCAAAACCGAGCACAAAAGGATTGCTGAAAATCAAGAACTTAGCGACAGTTTTTGAGAAGTCGCCTACTTTTTTCCCAGCGTCACCTAAAAATTTCCCGGCCTTTTTCATGCCATTAGAAAATGCGCTAGTAAACTTCTTGACGCCCTTTTTGGCACTATTGCCTAAAGACTTGTTAAACTCTTTGACTTTATCAATACCTTTGCCGAACCCGTCCGATACGGATTTTTTGAAATTGTTAAAGCCTTTGCCGACGTTAGAGAAGAAGCCCTTGATTTTACTCGGCAATTCTACAAGCCATTTTATAGAATTGTCGTAGAATTTTTTCAAGGCTTTCGCAGCGCCATTCACAAAATCTCTAAATGGCTTATTGTACTTATAAAGCGCGATAAGCGCTGTTGTTAGAGCGGTCACTCCTACAATGATTGCACCGACCGGATTTGCGGCAATCGCTGCCTTTATGGCAGTAAAAGTTCCTACGACCGAATCTTTAAAACCTGCTATTGAAAAAGAGCTTTTATTCAGACTGCTAACTTTTTTGGTTAAGTCCCAAAAACCTTTTCCTAAGCCGCTAACTTTTTTGGTTAAGTCTACAACTCCACCTATCGCTTTAGTTCCGATAAAGTAAAAAGCAAAAGCCTTGCCAACTGCAACAATTTCTTTCTTGTGCTTTCCAACCTCTTTTAAAGCAGTAGATACGCTTTTCAGTGGGTCTTTAGCCTTGGCGCTATGGCCGCTTAAATCATTAAAGACATCAGCTATAGTCGTGACAGTGGCTTTAAAGCCTTCCCAAACACCCAAAGCAAATAGCTTCGTGATTTCTACCACATTTCCGACAATGGCTGACACATCTTTCTGATGTGCTGCTATATAATTCAGCAAATTTGTAGCGTGTTGCGCAATCTTGCCGATACCCTCGCCGAGTTTAGCTACTCCGCTTTGGATAGCAGGACTTTGCAAAACATTTGCTAACTGGTTAAAACCAGTTGAAGCGACACTCACAAGTGGCTTCATCAAGGCTTTCTTAGTATCCGCCCACGCAAGAGTTATCCTCTTCTTTGCGCCCTCGGCTGTATTGCCGTATTTTTCGGCATTTTCTTCGTAGTTCTGTGCGGCAGACTTTAAGATGTCATTAAATTGTTTAGAGGTCATCTTGCCAGAGTTGAGCAAGTCTGAAAATGCTTGCTCTGACAAACCAGACGCTTTTTGCAACGCTTGGACTAATCCGGGCGCTTGTTTCTCTAGCTTGTTTAGAGATGTAGCCGTGACTGTTCCTGACGCTTCAATTTTGCCTAGTCCACTAGCAAACGCTTCTGCTCTCTCTTGTGAGAGTTTCAACTGGTCAGATAGACTACCGACACCTTTTGCAAGTTCAGCCGCTTCTTCTACGTTGTGGGTGATTCCGTGGAATTTCAGAATCAACTCACCAACTGCACCACCAGAAAGGTTAGTATTGTATTTTAAGTCTTTGACAACAGCGTTAATTCGCTTAATCTCATTTTCTGCAAAGCCTAAGTTTTGCCAGCGTTCAGCCGTCTTAGACGCCGCTTCTGCAGCGGCATAGCCTTCTTTGGCTAAATCAACCACCTTTGAAGTGATGTTGGTAATGCCGTTTGCAATCAGGTTCCCTGTTACAAAGTCTTTAACACGACTGCCAATTTTACTTGTTTTCTGTGCTTCGCTGTTAAATTTCTTGACAGAATCCCGCATGCGCGTCCAAATAGTCGGATTGAGCTTTTCCATTTCTTCGCGGGCAGCTTTCATCTTGGCTTTCGAGCCTGCTAAAGCTGTCGCTGTCTCATTAACTCTTATCTTTTGCTTGCGGTAAGCCTCACTAGTTGCGCCTGCTTTATTTTTGATTTTCTCGAGCTCGTCAACTTGCGACTTATATTGCTTGCTTAGGCTTTCGGTAGCTTCTTTGAGATTTTTAGCCTTTTCTTGCGCTGCTTGCCGTTTTTTGCCCTCTGCTTCTAGCCGTTTAACGTAGCTATCAGACAGCTCGTTCATTTTCTTGTAGTCAGTCTGCAAGCCTGCCAAGCCGCTGGAATAGTATTCCATGGACTGTTTAGCTTTGTCCTGTTGTGCTTGCATACTAGACAATTTTGTTGTCGCTTGGTCGATTTGTTGCTGGTATTTTAAATACTGCTCGGCTGTTTGCTGAGTATTCCCTTTCAGCTCTGATTGTTTTTGCTTCAAAGCATCTACTTTTGCTTGTTGCGCTTGGATTGCGTCGCCTAAACCTTTATAACGAGCCTCTGCCGCCTGCGTATAGTTGCCGACCGCTTTTAATTGAGCTTCTTGTGCTTTCCATGCGTTCGTCGCAGTAGAGACTACATTAGTTAGACTTCTGACGCTCTCTGACGCTCTCACGAGGTCAAGAGCAATCTCGGTCGACATCTGCGCTTGTACTTTTACCAAATAAGTTTCCTCCTTTCGTTATTATTTTATAAATGCCATAGGGTCAACCGCCCTATCTTTGACCTCTTTCGCAGCTAATACTTCGTTTAGGCGGTAATAATCTGCGTCTTCGTACTCATCCAACGTCCAGCCAAAGTTGATTAGAGCTTGTTTTTCTGCTAAGTCTAAATCCTGCAATATATTCTCTAATTCAAAGACACGTTCGCCCCAACTTATTCGTCTTTTGGGTTTTCTGCATTTTCCTTTTGGATTTCTTCCCATTGCTCGTCAGTCAAGCCCATTAAGCGGCTAGACAAGTAATTAGCAATTTCTTGTGTGCGTGTTGTGTCCAAATCTTCCAAGACTTCCATTTGCTCGTCATCAAGGTTTAAGATAGCGCGTAAGAATGCAAGCGTCGCAGTGATAACCGCAATATTTGCTTTAAACTGTTCTGTCGCTGGTGCGTCTTCGTCGATGTCGGAAATTTTAGCAATTTCAAGCTGAAACTCATTCATACGACGAATGTTGCGGTTTGACGTTAAGATAGTAAAAGGTTTTTTGCCTAATTCTTTGATTTTGATGTTTTTGATTTCCATTTTTTACCTCAATCATAAAAATAAAAGCTAAGCAGTTGTTACACTGCCTAGCCTAGAACATTACTTAGCCAAGATGTGATTCAGAACCTGCTGCAGCTGTATAGCCACCGAAGACTTCCTTTAACATGTTTTCCTTGCTAAATCCAGAAACGCCTGAATAGTAAATTTTGTGCGTTTCGTCACCAAACGCAGCCGTTGTCAAAGCGTTGTACGTCATATTGTCATCTGCACGAGTTTGTGCTGTGTCTGTGTCAGTAGCCACGCTTTGAGTAGTTTCTTGGAAAATTCCGTCACCAAACCCGAAATATACAGAGTTCTTGCGGTCGAGTGTTTGTGATTCAATGAGCACTGCGACGTGTGGCTTATGACCTTGATAAACAAATCCACCCTTGCCATCAGGTTTGTAACCTTTTAGTTTTTGTTTTAGCTCAAAAGCTAAGTTGTTAAAGTCAAATGCGACTTGTGGAGCACCAGGCGCTGTGTAAACGTCTTGCACCTTGTTATTTCCCGGCACTTTTGTCACAGACCCCTCTAAGTTTGTGATGTTTGCGGTCTTTGTACCAAACATGGAATCATCAATTTCGACAAGCCCGGTTTCGGAAAGACCTTCCGTACCTTTAATCAATTTTTGGTTATCGTCAACGAGTGCGACTGTCACCATTTTTAAACCTACAATTGCCATATAGTAGTTCTCCTTTTTAATTTATTAAGTTTTCTTTCGACACATAAAAGACCGCCGTCAATTGGAATGTGTCGGGGTCTGTCGCGTGTCCTCTAATATCGTTAATCGACCAATGATTTTGTTTTAATAATTTCAAAAGCCGATTTTCAAATTCTTCAATGTCAAAGTCCAAATCTTGTTTATAAAAAATCTGGATTTCGATTTGTGTTGTTTTGCTAAAAAAGCTATTATTACCAGTCAATCCAAGGCCGGCATTAACATCTGTAATCAAGATGATTGTCTCGTCAATGTTCTCTTGTTCCTCTTTCGGGAGATTATTAGTATATACTTTCTGTACTTCGCTGGTTGTCTCATCGTCTAATAGCTTTTTCATTTCCAAAGTTGCAAGCATAAAAAACTAACCTCTCTTTCTTAGGATTTTCTGGTATTCTTCTTTTTCAGCAGCTAAGACTTCCTCTAGCACCTCTTTAGATTGTTGTAGCTCTGTGACAAAGTGGTCACCCGTCAATTTCTTTGAGCCGTCATTTAGCCAACGCGCTATATTTGCATTCATGCCATCGCTCCAGCCAACGGAAGATACTCCAGTCTTACGATTGTCAACATCAGACTTTTGGATAACAATGTCATCAGCTAAATGTTCTCGACCTCCACTTTTTCGCTTGTGGTCATAGTGCTTCTTGCGTGTAGTCTCCTCAAGCCTTTCTTTAAACACAAGTGCCCCTGCGCTTGTGATTTTTGCTTGCTCGTCTGGTGTTAAGTTGGTTAGTTCCTTGACCTGCTTCAACCAATCCTCAAGCGCGCTATCTAATCCAACCATTACGCGCCACCTACCTTTTTCTTAGCCCGTAGCGTGATAAAGTCATACTTTCCAAAGCCTTCTGTGTCGTCTGGGCTTATGGTCACAATGTCATAATTAACGTTTTTAATTTTGACTTGCATTTTGCTATGGACTTTATCGTTGTGCCGAATGCAGATATTGATTGTGTCGTCTAATCCGCTCTGTTTTGCTAAGTAAGTTTGATTCTGTGTGCGCTTAACTGGTCGATAGTGTAGCTTAAACAGCCCTACAAATTTTGGGATATTCACTCCAGCTGCGTTTGGGGCTGATTTGATTTCTCCAAAGCTAGCTACTTTGCTAAATTCAGAGGGTAGATACTTTTTACTCATCTTCACCCTCCATAAACACATCATAAAGACCTCTTAATTGCCCGATAATGGCATTAGAAGTCAAATTGATAGGATAGGCTTGAGCGTCAGACAGACTTAAACGGTATGTATAGTATGACCCAGCCACTGCGATTACCGCCACATCTAATAAAGACGCGACAATTTCTCGAGCGTAAAATGTTCCTGACTTGTCCTCGCCTATCGCTGTCTTGATTGAGTTTTCAGCTGCCGCAAGATAGCCTGTGATGAGTTCTGTTTCTTCTTCCACATCATCTAAATTCATAGCTTTTTTAAATCGTTCTACTGTGACGCTCATAAGCTACCTCTCCTATTCTGATTTTTTCAAATTTGCTTCTTGGTCTGCGATAGTCTTAAATGACGCTGCCACGAATGCTTCACTGTCAGTTGTTACAACGTCGAACCGGTCAATGACACGGATTTTAGTTTGGTCTAGTCCAAACGCGTCTCCTGCGACGTTTGACGCTTCGATTGTCATATTTTCGCGGTCAAACAATGTAACTGCTTGCTTGAGGTCTCCGAAGTAAAGCGGATGTGCTCCTGCGTTATCTGCCAGCCAACGGTCAGCAATTTCAATGACTTGTTTACCTTCGAGTAGATAGCGTTCTGGTTGCGTTGGGTCGCGTTGTAGCAAGTAATCACCCATTGCGTTCTTGACTTTAGCAAGAGTAGCAAGGCCGCTTGTGTTCGTCATAAAGAATGATGTAGAGCGGATAGCAGGGTCAACGCCTTTCAAAGCTAAGTCTTTGATGTCATCAAACTTAGTGATAGTTGGTTTGCTTGGCAGTGCTGCGATTTTTTCCAGAATTGCTTTGTTACGAGTAACAACCACTTTCTTAGCAACCCATTGATTCAACCAAGCCAAGATGTTTTCGGCGGTATCTTTCAAAAGGCTGTTAGTAGCTGTTAGCATACCTGCATAGCGTTTGATAGCGTATTTGATAAGAGCCAGCTTAGGCGCGTCAATATCAGCAATAGCTGTGTTTTCGTCATCCAAATTAGCTAGAGCTGTGATGTCAGACCATTTTTCATACACGCGAGAACCTGACATCGTGGAAACGGATTCCACGGTTACATATTTTTGCAACGAATTGTATTGACGAACCAGCGCATGAATTGCGGTTTGAATATCTTGAGGAATCGTCAAGCCTGCATTAGTCCCGTCGTCAGTCTTAGATCCGACTTGTGCTGCATTGCGGTAAGTGCCGTTTAACAAGTTTTTAAAGTCTTTGATAAATTGCGCTTTTGCTGTTTCTTCATTTTCGTTCAAAGGCTTCACGTCTTCATCTTTCATGTCGACAACAGCTTGCGCTTGCGCTTCTACGAGTTGGTCTTTCAAAGCGTCGCGACGTACTTTTGCAGTATCGCGTTTGTTTTTCAATTCTTCAAATGCTTCGGCTGTAAAGCTGTCATCATTCAAAGCGTTATTGATTTGCTCGTTGAGGTCTTCAACTTTGTGTCCTGCCTCAATCCAGAGAGCGTTTAAAGTGTTAATATCCATAAAGTAATTCTCCTTATTTTTGTAATAAAATAGCCAACTTCTTATCTCGCAACGAGTTATTGGGCTGGCTTGGTTGTTTATTCAGTTTTTCTTTAGCAATCAAATTTTTAAATTTATTGATTGCGGCTTTGCTTGGCAGTTGGTGGGCTGCGTTTTCAAAAGTCGGCTCGTCATCAGATTCATTAAACATAATTTCATCTGCAAAGCCTTTATCGACTGCGACTTTAGCGTTCATCCAAGTTTCAGTTGCCATAAGCTGCAAAATGTCTGTTTGTTTCATGCCTGTTTTCAGCTCGTAAGCCATAGCGATTGATTCGTCAATGCTATTTAACACATCCGACTCATGCGCTAAATCATCTGCATTTCCATAACCAGGGTCTACTAGCGCTTTATGTATCATCATCTGGCTTGTTGGTGACATTCGCACCGTATTTCCAGCCATAGCAATGACACTTGCTGCGCTTGCTGCTAAACCTTGGATATTGACTGTCACAGCTTTTCCGGAATCTTTTAGCATAGTATAGATTTCACTAGCCGCGAACACGTCTCCGCCGTTCGACGCAACGTTAAGTGTGATGTCGTCATCTTCGTCGTTTGCGATAGCTTGTTGAATTTTGCTTGGATACGTGCTAGACATACCGAACCATTCATAAAACTCGCCTACGTCGTTTGAGACAACGTCGCCTTTAATATCAATTATCCCCATTTCCCTCACCTCCTTTCACTTGCCTAATGGCATTATTTGGATTTTCGGGTTCCGGTAAGTCGGCCGGAACAACTTCTGCCCGTTGCAGCATGTATAAGCCTTGATTTTGAGCAACCGTACCATTCTTGACAAGCTCGTTCACGCGCTTAATGTAAGTAAAGCCCATGGGGTCAACGGCAGGGAATAAATCGCTGTCTATCTCTGTGCCGAGCTTATATTCTAGCTCGCTTAAAAAAGGTCTCAAGTAACGACTAACCGCATTAGCATACATGCTGGAAATCATCTCAATAGAGGACTGTTGGTCTCCTTGCCCGCCTAGATAGCTGTCTGGAATCCCGTAGACCTTTGCAAATTGCTTGCTTGTCCAATCTGTTTGGCTTAACAATTGGGCAATGTTGGACTTGATTTCAATCGGCGTAAATTCTTCCAAATCGTCCAGCACGAGCGGCCCGCCTGTCATCTGGTTCATCACCGAACGAGAGCGCGCTTTTTTCTGGCTGTTGGATAACAACCCGCCATTTTTAATTTTCAAAACCCCATTCATTTTGAGGGAATTTCTTAAAGCGCTCATAGTGAGATTGTCAGATGATTTCTGTATTTTCATCTCACGCTCTAAGGCAGCTAGCGGACTAACTCCAGTCTTGCCTCCGTCCACAGATAACAATCTAAAATGTAGTATGTCGTTTTGTGGTACGTATAACTTAGACGTAATTTTAGGGTCTTCAAAAGTGATATTGTAATAAAGCCCGTTCTCGTACTCTAAACGGTTGACCGTTACTTGTGACGGCCTTAAAAATTCCCACTTCACGTCTCCGCCGTTCTCGTTGCGCCAGCGATAAGCAAAAGCTTCTCCACCCAGCAATAATTGGGCAAAAATAGCTTGATAAAATCCGTGTCTATTTGCGTTAACGCTTGGATTGTCTAAAATTCCTTGTGTCTTCTTGCGCTTAGCGGTTAGACGTGCATTTGCTAAATCGCTTGATAGCTGATTGATAACGGCAAACAAGTCCGAATTTTTCAAGGCGTTCTTAGCAGATACCCACTCGCTGCCAGAGAGAAATTGTTCAAGATAGCTTGCGTCGTCTCCGCTAAAAAACCGGTCTAAATCAGCCGGTTTCTTTTCTTCTGCTAAGTTTAAAAAATTAGGTGGTTTAAATATCGGCATAGGTTCACCTCCTTTCTATTTACTTGAAATAGCTCTAACAATAGCTTCAACAATTTCATAAATAACAGAACCGACAACCATAATTAGAGTTATCATCATAAGAAAAAAGAATGGAGATAACGCAAACCCAATTACTGACCCCAAAATCACTAATAACACACTCATTTATCTTCCTTTCTAGGCGCTAATTCGCTAATCAATCCGGCCAAAATAAACGTAATAGTTAAGCAGATACCAAAGGCTAGCCAACCTACACAATACATTGTCACGTTTATTGTAATCGCTGCTGCTAAAAACATAATGACATCAAAAAAAGCCCATAAAAGGCTGAAAAATGTTTTAAAAATCTTCATTTTCTCCCCAATCTTCGTCAATTAGTCCAGATTCCGCAGATTCAAACCATTCTTTAACGGCTTCTGCGGACATGTGCTCTACCATATAACTTTTATCATTCACAAGCCCGTAGTCTTCGTAATGATACATAGCTTGATACATAGCGTCAATAATAGCGTCTACTACGTCAATTTTTAAGGTTGATTTCATCTTGTCAACCTGTATGCCGATATTATCCTCTTTGACAACAGCGTTTATCAACGCTTTTTCCATGATTTTATCGTCCAATCGAGTGATAGAGCCTTCAACAAAGACTTTTTGCAAGAATTTAGTTGGGTCTTTCAACTCGCTTGTCCGTTGCCTGATTGGCATAAGTGGATAGCTCGTATTTAATTCAAGAGCCTTAATAACCTTAGTCACGCCCATAGCGTCATAGCCAAAAAAGATGACGTCAAGTTGGTTGTCCTCTATATAATTCACCAGCCAATCAAAGACTTGGTCATCGTTGATAAGTCCTTGCGGGTGACTAGTAATCGTGCAGTAGCCCTCTTTCTCTAATTCTCGGTAGTTCAAGCCGTCTTGTTTCTCTTTAGCTTCGATACTTCCCGCTTGATTCCACGGGATAAAGGAGTGCTGTTCTACGTGCCATTTCTCCTCGTCATCATACGGATAGACAAAAGCAAATGCCGTATTATCCGAACTCATAGAATAGTCAACGCCCACATAGACACGCCGGCCAGTTCTTGGGAAGTCATCTACAACAGCTTCCTCAATATCTTCTAAATTTAGAAAGCTATTAGAATCAGCGTTCAGCCAGCAATTCATGTTCTTGACTTGGAAGTCTGCTAGCTTACCCATGAGCATTTTCTTGTCTCGCTCCGATATAAGCCCTCTAAGGAGCTTATCGTGCTTGTCTGGTAGATTGAGTAGCGGATTGCTTTTAGCCCACGTATCGGGCTGAAATGTCTCTTCTAGGCTATCCTGCGTCCAAATCAAACAAAGTTGGTCGTCGCTCGCTCTGTCAAAATCCCGTTCCATAACTTCAATAAGTTTCTTTTGTTCTTTGTGGAATGGTACGTCTGGCACTTGATAAGATGTGGAGATTTCTACAAAACGAGCGCTCGGCGTGCCAATTTGCCCAGAAGTTATTTTGGAAATGCCGTCATCTCTAGTCAATTCTCCTACCTCATCAGCTATAGCAAGTAAAAAGTGATTCGAGTCAAACTTGCCAGATTCAAACGATATCGTCTTAATAACGTTGTTATCGTTCACTGCCTTAATCTCTCGTGAGTATAGCTGTAAATTCATCTCTTGCGCTAGTGACTTAAAAGGTTCTTTCTCAATCACTTTAGTCATCATGCTCTTTACATAACCGAATAACTTCATAGTTTGCTCAAAGTTGATTGAGCTAATTAAAAAGTCCTGATTTGATAAACCAAGACTTTCGATTAAAAACGCATGGCATTTCAAAATGCCAGCTAACATAGTTTTTCCTTGCGCACGTGCGATTGATAAAACTATAACTTTAAAGCGTGGCAAATCGTCCAATGTCTGCCAACCCTCTATTTGACTAAAGATAAACTTCTGCCAGTCCATAAGTTCTAACGGTTCGTCCAGATTGTCAATATTAGGCACTAAGTTAGCAAATTTCAAGAAGTTCTTAAAATGCTGCATAGAATAGCGATAGGGAAAATCCTCTCGACCTTGACGCTCTAAATCTCGGAGATGACGAAAGCAAGCGAGCTTGATTGGATAGCCAGAAATGATTTTACCGTCCAAAACATCAAAAGCATATTTTGTTCCGGGGTCATTATATTTTTTTCGGACAAAAGAAAAATCGATACTTTTATAAGCACCGATTACATCTTTTGTTTTTGTTAAATCAATTTCAGTTATATTTCCTCACCTCTTTATCACGCTTTCCGACTCATTATATGGATTATCACTCTGTAGACCCTACAACTTAGTTGTATCTAATTCATCATACCCATCGCCCTCTTCATCCTCAAAGAATGTTCCTACATTCTCATAATCCGATTCATCCTTATCGAGAGATACTTCATCATCGTATAAACAAATGATTGGCATGCAACCATAATCAGATACCTTCTTAGTCATTTTAGCAAACTCCCTAAGAAAAACAAGCTGCTCATCAGTACATGTCAAATAAAAATCAGTTGAATCGTCACAGCCTTTGATAGAAACAAATATATTTTTAGACATACTATATCACCTCCTTTTTTGTTCGTCTTGAAAATAGCTTGGCAGGATTCGAACCTGCGCCTCTGGCAAAAGCCAGCGTTACTACCTCGGTAACTCCAAGCTATCAGACATTAAAACTCCTTACTCTGTCTGCACGGGTAACCCATCTCCGCAGTTTTTGGCGTAGTTTTTCTGACGTCGCGACCGTCAAGGTGCCGATAAAATATTATTTCCCTAAAAACTCTTTGAGCAGTTCTGCAGTTGATATTTTCTCATTATCCGCGCTAGCAACTGCTAAAAGTTCCTGCCTGCCTTTTGGCGTCAATCCCAACTGCACACCTATTTTGTTCAAAGTATCTACAGTATCTTTCATGGTAGCAACCGCAGGATTCTTTTTGTATCCCAAAAACTGCTCGCCCAAAATCTCACCGTTTCCCTGCGCTTGAATGGGTCTTGTAATGGTTTGCTGTATGCCGTTTTCTTTTATATCTTCATAGGCCAACTTATAAATCTCATAATTGGTGCAGTAGGTTTCAACCAGAAAACTATCTATCCGCTGCACCTTTTCGGTACTTTCTAAAAACGGAACGATTTTGCGCCAAGTCTCCCTCGCAACTATTCCAAAATAGTTCGGCGGGTCGCTGGGTAAACGCCCTTTGTTCTGCCGATAGTAAGGATTTTTAACCAAGCGAACTCACCTCCTAACTCTGGCTCCATGACACCCCATAAAAATCTGAAAAATTGGCGCGTGATGTAAGATGATATCTTGTCGCGGCTCTCTTACTCCCACAAGGGATGGGGGGGGGTTTAAAAAATTTATTTCCTCATCAGATTTGCAATAATTTTTATGTCTTTTATTTCTCTTGCGTTTCGTTTCAATTCGTTGCTTTGACCTGTACCATAATATTTTTGTTCCCACTTTGTTTTCAGCTTGTGACAATCACTGCATGCTGTCGCCAAGTTTTTTAGCTCCGCTTTTAGAGCTGGATTGAACTCAATTGGCACGATATGGTCTGCTATTTTGCTATTGGCCGTTACCCTGCCTTGTGCTAGGCAGTAGAGGCAAATGTAATTATCTCTCTTTAAACAATTCAATCTCAACGAAGACCAAATGCTCTTTCGATAAAAACTGTATTGTTCTTTCTTGCCTTCGTCTTGATTGCGTTTGTATTTGTTGTATCTACTTCTGCTATAGCGTTCACGCTTTGCTCTAATCTCTTGCTCTTGTGCTTTGTGCTTATCACAGCACAGACTATCTCTATCTATCAATGCGTGGCAACCTGCCACCTTACAACGTTGTATTCGCGGCATGTTACGCCTCCATAAAATATTTGGCGTCAAGGCTGCACAGACGCCAGCATACGAAATGGAGATACCATCCTTTTTTATTTTATAGTACAGCCTTTTTATAACCGCAAATGTCATTTTTAAGAATGCCGGCTTGTAGCGAACATCGAGAAATTCTACAATTCTTTTTTTGTCAAAATTCTTAATCGGATTCTGCCGATGTTACTACAAGAATCCAATTATAACTCAGGAAAGGAGAGGCTTGATTGCCTCACCCTCAATTCTTGATACTACCATTCTAGCAGATTTCAGACTTCATGCTTGTGCAATCACTATCATTTACTATCAATCCTGAAAGAATGACATCAAGTTCTTTCACTGCTTGCTTTTTTAAACGATAATAAGTAGGCAAGCTCATACCTCCCATACTATCGCAAATATCATTTGCGTACATTCTATTGATGTATGTCATTCTTAATATCGTTCTATGTTTCGGATTTTTCAGCTTATTGATAAGTCTACTAAGTTCGAGTTTCCTGTTAATAACCTCATTAGTGTCTTGCTCAATAGCTTCTTTCATCACGACTAGCTGAGTATAAACATCATCAATCTTGCGAGTTTGTCCGCCTCTGACTTTATCTGCTTGAAACTTCTGACTAGAGAGCAAACCTGCTTCTAACTCGCTGATTTCGTCAATTCTGCTTTGAATATCCATATCAAGATTTTGTAGCTCGTTCAAGAGCTCTTTAGCCTTGTTCACTCTCTGTCTCCTTTGTGGTATAATAGTCTTTGTGGAAACTATTAGTCGAGGTAGAGAGTGCCTTGGCTTTTTTGTTATTTATTATAAAGCACAACGTTACTTGAATGAGTATAATATTCTTCGCCGTTCGTAAATGTTACTCTAATGCTATCTTGCTTGTCGTATTTCGCCCACGCCTTGACTTTCCCTTTGACAATGCGACCGTCAATGAGTTTTACTTCCGCATACTTGAAATTAAAGGTCGTTCCTAAAATGTCTTTATTCCCGCAACCCGCAAGCAATCCAAGTGCGACCGTTAATAATGCTAGTATTTTAAAATTGGTTTTCATATTCCGCTCTCTCCTTTTCCTCAATCAGCCAGTCCAGATTCTTTCTGGCTTTTTTGTTTCGCGCTTCATTTTTCGTGAATCGTCATGTATGGTTTTCCTTTTTTACACAGCCGCATTTTTTGCACTCCACATAACAAAATAGCCAACGACCATGTATCTTAACGTAATAATGCTTACAGAAGAATCTTCTTGTGTTCGTTATAATTCTTTCGAATAATGATTTCAATTCATATTTTATTCGGTCTAAAAAATCAAACATCTCTTACTTCTCCTGTAATTCTATTTTCTAACTTTACAAATCTAGCATATTCAACGCCATTAAATGCGTAAACTTTTGATACGACTTTTTCCCACTGATTACGTGAGTATGGATATCTCTTTGGTCTGTTTCTCATTTACTCACCTCAACTCAATTCTTCTATTTTTCTGTTCCTCATTATCCTACCTCTTTAGTTTCAACTTTCCAGCCGAGCTGCTCAGCCACCTTTTTAGCTTCTGTTTTGCTATCAAATTTCTTGGCGCAATCTTCATAGCCAATCATGTCATCTAAGATAACGATCGCCCTTGCATCGTCCCAACTTTCAAAATAGCAGTGATTGCCGTCTGTAACGATGTATACCTTATCTTTCTTAATCTTGTAGCCAAACAACCACGCTTTGCCGAGATTATCATAAGCATTAAGGGCCTCTCGAAGCCAGGCCTCAACTCTTTTGTCGTCAATAAAATGTCTATTGAATATATCTCCCATCGGCGAATTTAATCTTTTATGGTGTTCAATGTGTTCTGCCACAAACCATGGAATTTCTGGCTTTTCTGTTTCTTTCTTAAATTTGTAAATTTCTGGTACAACTTCACAATGTGTTTGCCCGTAAATATCTGTATATTTTATCTCCGCACTTCTATCTGATAAACTAACTAATCTTACTGGTAGAAACCATTCTGTGCCGTGTACTTCATAAAATTCTCTGGTCATATTTCACCACCTCATGTATAAATACTTCATGTCTATATTTTGTTCTAAAATACAGTTTTTCAATGATTTTAAGTTTTCTAAAGCGCCGTTTACTGTTCCCCATTTATTTTCTGGTTCGTACTGCACATACTTTTCAGGGAATCGTTCTAGCTCGCTAATGCCGTATTCTATATTCTCAAAAATCTCATCAATATTGTAAACAACACCTTGTTCAAAATCCCAATTCATAGCAACCCTGAACATTCTTCCAAGATTGTATGTAGGGGAACTATATTCTGGTTCAGCAATACAAATATAATCTCCGTTTTCTATTTTCACCAAAATTTCTAAATCGTAACTCATGTATTACACCTCCAGTTCTTCTATTTTGTCGTTGCAATAGCGTATCTGACGCTTCGGGTTAGTCATAAATCGTCTTGCATTACTTCAATTATTCCCGCTTTCGCTAAATTGTTAATATAATTTTGGACATATCCAGCGCATTCACGTTCTAGATTGTTCATATTGCCAGTACTTGTTTCGTCTGTGTCAAAAGTAAAACCGCACATACCACCGTAAGCGCAACAAGACAATTCCATGTAGCCTTTGTCTGCATAAAATTGAGACAGAACTTCATAATTTGTTCCATACTCAAAATCTGCTTTGCTCCCAAAAGATCGATTATGGCAAGGTATGCCACCCATTGCGTCATTGATAAATATAAAGTATTTATCAGCTAACTTATCTCCTTTTTTTAGTTGTCGAATAAGTTCTATATTTTTAATTTTAAAACGATTGTTCTGTTTAATTTTCATTGTGCTCCCTCAATTACTATGATGTTCTAGTTTTCCTGATTCTAGTCCGCTATTAACAAAGTAAGAGCCTATCAATATTGCGTCCGCTTCATCATCTTTGACTTGCTTTTTAAACTCATTCAAAACCGTAGCAATTGCTTGTTGTTTCATCGATTTCTTGCTGCGGTCTTTGTAGCTAAACTTCCAATGTTTCCGCCACGTAGAGACATTGACGAAGTAAATCTCGTCAGCTACTAAGCGCCCTAGAATAAGACCAGTCACAATCCCGATTTTAATCATGGATTGCTGATTTGGCCCCATGACACTATTCTTCTCAATCACTATGTCATCAAACGGCTTGTCATACTTTTGGAGCGCTCTAAGCTGTACTGTTTTCAGCTCGCTAGCCATGATTTTCGCTCGTTCGTAAAATGATTTTGGTTTTGGCTTGATTACTCCACTTTGGAGTAAGACTGAGCCGTCATAGATAGCCCAGCCCGTTCCAGTAGTGGATACATCGAGCGACAATGTTAAATTGCTCATTGCAGTTCTCCTTTTAGACCACAAAGGTCAAAAAGATTGCGTTTGTTTGATTCGATATATTCAAAAAATGCTTGCAGTTCAGCGAGTTTCCGCTTTTCTCCCTTGACGCCCAAACTGCTGTGATATTCAGTATCTTCTTTCGGAGTGGCTCTAATATCTAACCAGTATAGCGGTTCAAATACATTTCCTTCTATATCAAGAGATGTGTCTGCGTCTTGATTGCGAAAGACTGCTTTTATATCATACTCAATCATGTTTTTGATTGTGATTTCTTTATTTTCAATCTCAATGACAATTGAGGTTTTGGGTACATTTATCTTTGTTATCATTAACTTATTTTCCTTTCCAAAAATCGCGACTGCCATTTTGTGAAGTTGGCTAAATACGGGCAGTCGCTCGCCCATTGGTCACATGACCGATTGACGCTTTCTAGTTCGCTTTTTACGAGATTCACGGCTCGTTAATTTACTTATCTTTTCTTTGGCTGCGCTCACCAACTAAAAAGCCAAGAAATAGCCATACTAGAGCCGTGCCTACACTTTTGATAAATTCAATCATTCCTGTTCTCCTTCTGGATTTTCCCACCAATCAAGCAAGTCAGCCTGATTGGTCTTGATATATCGTTCAAACTCTTCAAACTGCAGGACAGCCCAGCGCAAGCGGTGCATATCCTTTCCGACTTTTGAGCAAAAGTCACAAACCTTAAAAACAGGTTCGATGGCGTTTATCACTTCTAGCACCCGCCCGTTAATATTAAAAGCGTCCTCTACTACTGTGTTCAAGCCTAAAACGAACTCATTCCCTAAGTCATGGATGACCTGTAACCTCTTGCCGTCAGAATAGATGGCTACGCTATCAGATACTTGTCTAATTTCCATGTTCAAGCCACCGCCTTTCTATAAGAACACCTTCTCTATTGCATTTTTTACAAAACCAAATTACTGGTTCGTCTATAAAATATTCAATATAACGTTCGTCACAATCCATGCAATAGTATTCTATTCCTCTAACTTCCATACTTACCTCCGAGATAGTTTTTGTAAAGATGTATCATCAAGCGCCTCCAATCAAGTCATTCAGACTTACCACTGCATCTAATTTTTTCGAGCTTCTGCAAAAGTCGCAATGTCCGCATTTCGTAGGCTTCTGCTTACCTTGAATGACATCCCAAACCTCAACGATTTCAGACTTGATTTTGTCTAGTCCCTCTTCAAGCCATTCTTCATCAATTTTCAGAATATCTTTATCAGGCACGTTTTCTTTGCTGACTGCCACAATCAGAGGTCTAAATTCTTGCCCTGTCATCTGTTTGAGTAGTTCTCTGTACAGTCCTAGCTGACCGTGATAGCCAAAGTTTAAAATGTTATTGACTGCCGCAGGAACTCGTTTCCTTAATTCGGCGTTCCACTCTTCAGCATAGATTGATTTCATGGTTTTTAAATCCACAAAATAGCCTCTTGACAAGTTCACGCTGTCCAGCTTGCCTTTGACTGGCACACCTTCAATTTCTCCATAGACAATCATTTCTTTTTCGACTTTATCACTTGGATAGCCATGATATAAGCGATTGAAGCCGTCATCTTCTTTTAGACTATCAATCATTTTGTCACCAACAACAAAGTCAGACTTTAATTTCCCTTTGTTCTTGCCGGTTTTCGCAAGGAGTTTATTGCCATTTTCTACCATAAATTTCTCGTGCGCTTCCGGGCTCTCGAAATAGCTGTGTACATAGTTCCCGAGCAAAAGAGGGGTTTCGTCCCGCTCTTCTACCCAAATACCATTATCAACCGTGTAAGCCTTAGCTTGGCATTGTTTATAACGCTTGTAACGCGAGTATGATAGGCGGCTAGTATCTTGATAATAATTTTCTTGTGTTAATTCAACCATCACATCAAATCCTCAAGTTCTTTAAATAATTCGCCTTGCTCGCCGTCCAAAACTTCGCCCGTTTCTTTGTCGACTTTTGGTGTGGTTGTTTCCACTTTGGAAACAGCCACTTTATTTTGCGGCTCTTCGGCAGTTGGATTTCCAAGAACGTCATCAAGACTTTCGACTTCTTGCGGGGTCACGTCGATTGGTGCCGCTTTTTCATTTTCGGTTTCGTTATCCGCAACGATTGCTTGTTCCATTTCGATTGACAGCGGACCATACTTACTGATGATTTGTTTAAGCAGCGTTTTCTGCGCCATTGCATCAAAATCTGATTTCCAAGGTCCATTATTAAAGGATTTTGAGAAACGTTTGCCGTGAGCATACGCTTGCTCTTTCGTCCAATAAGTGACTTTTTCAAAACCGTTTAGCAATTTAAAAGCTGCAAAGTAACCGATAACTTCGTCTTGTGGTTGTGCGAAATCAATCTCTAGTTCTTCGAAAAGTGGATTGTATGAGATGAGCTGTGCTTTATAGACAACTCCTGAGTTAATACTCTTATACTTTCCGCTTCGTTGTGCAAGTTGAATTAGCCCCTTATATCCCAATTGGAACTGTGCTTCTCGTCCGTAAGGCACTATGTAGGCTTGCCCTAGACTTGGTTCAATCGGCAGGTTTAATACTGCTGCCTTCATCGCTGCGGTCATGATAGATTCATTACTTGCTTTTACTAATAAATTGTTATTTGTAACAACTGATAGCAAGCTAGCTACAAACTCATTTTCTTTGCCTTTTAACACCTCTTGGAATTTTGCTTTTACAGCGGGTGCGTTAAAAAAATCTTTGTGCGATACATTCGCTAAATTATTTGCCATTTTATTTTCCTTCCATTTTAACGACTTCTACAGTCGTTTTCAGACTTTGTTTTGTTTAAGGGTGATTATACCTGCGATATGTTTTAAGTCGTCAGAAATAGTATCTTGTTTTATTCCTAGACCTTAAAACGCATTTTAGCACGTTCAGATAGTGCTCGTTTTTGCTCTGCCGAAATTTTTCGTTTCGGTTTGGCAAATGGGCTAACATCTGCTTCGAGCATTTTAGCTTGAATGTAAATCCGATTACCTCTTTCATCAAATTCTTCAGATAAGATTTCATAAAGTTCAATACGCTTTTCAATTTTAGTAATATGTCTGCGTACACTTGTTTCAAAATACCAACAATTACCCAGTTCATCATAACGGATAACCGTCTCGCGTTCTTCTGGTAGATATGCCATGTGTTTTCCCTTTCTATATCAATCAGAATACATCGTTCCGCAGTAGCCTGCTTCTTCTAGCGCTATCTTTTGGAAGTGGTGTAGCATGTCGTCAATACTCATTTTTCTAACCATTTTTTCAGTTAAGTACTCGTCATCAATTTCTGCTCTCATTTCCTCTCTAAGCTCTTGTTTCCATTTCTTGAAATAAAGACGTTTTTTCATTTTCCCCTCTTTGTCTTTCTTAAATTCCAAATCTCACGTTTCAGCCGTTTATTTTCCTGACTGAGTGAGATAATCTTGTCTTGTTGCTCGTTGATAATCTCGCCCAACTCATAACCGAGATGTAAATAGTCAGCGCGCCAGTTGTCAATCTCTGCTTGTAAGTCTTTGTTCATTTGCTCACCTAATCTACAAAGCTAGCGTGACAATGTGGACAACTAGTGTGCCAGCCTTTGCTTTTACCGTTTGGATTGTAGCCTGCTGTTTGCGTGTATGGATTTTGCTTATAAATGTCATTGTGACACCGAAAGCAAATGCCGTCTGTTGGTTCAAACATTCCACTTGCCACCTCCCAAATACATCTGTTCCATGTCCTGCAATTTTCCCAAACATGTTTCTTCTGATACTTTCATCAGCTTGTTTATTAACATATCTGATAAGTCGTAGTATTTTTCCACAAATACAGCGACCATTTCAAAGTTAGACATGCCGACTTTTAAAATACTTGTCATATACTGCGCCTGCTTTCTGTATCGCTTTTAAAAATAAATTTGTTATCTTTGCTGCCTGCCAGAATTCTATCAAGCAGGCTAGGTTCGTAGAGCTGCTTCAACTGGTTTCCTGCGTAATTGGTTGTAATAATCGTTTTTGTTCGGTTTTCCAAAAGTTGGTACAGAAACGATTGTGCCCAGCTGCTACCCTCTTTGATTGTGTTTCCAACGTTTGACTCTTTGCCCAAATCGTCAAGCACGAGAAAATCAACGTCTGTTAGAAATTTAAGAGTTGTTTTCTCATTCCAGCGAGCGTCTTTAAGATTAAACGCTTCTTTCATTCGTGAGAACAGCTCTGCCACTGGCATGTAAACAACCGATTTTTTATTTCCAAATTTTTGGAAAGCCTCGTTAATCGTCTTAGCCATGCCTAACGCTAAGTGGCTCTTGCCAACTCCGGGCGGCCCTTGAAAAATGACATTGCCTTCGTAACGCTCTTTAACGTATTCTCTTGTAAAGTGTTTAGCGAAATTAACAGCGTTCGCGTCTTGTTCTGTATGGATTTCAAAATTTCCGATTGTCGCTCGTGCTATTTTAGGCGAGATGATAGATTCTCGTTCTAACACTGCATAGCTTTTAAAATTCCTGATTTGGCTTTCAGCTTTTGCTCCCAGCTCTTCCAATTCGCGGTTGATTTCTTCTTGCCCGCATTCGGGGCAGAACTCAAAAGTGTTATTTGTGCAAGGGTTCGTTGTTCGTATCATCAGCACAGAGGGATGTTTCGGACAATGCTTGTTAATTGGATAAGTCCTTGCTAAGTAGGCGGCTCTTAAGTCTTTAACGCTTCTTAGTTCTTCTGCCATACTAGATACCCAACTTTTCATCGTAGCCATCATCAAGCATAGTGACTGCTCCTGTTCTGCTTCGTAGTTTTACTCTGTTCCTAACAAGCTCTGCTGTAACTAGCCCTTGATGTTTCCAGTTGTTCAAGATTGTATTCATGTAAGCGAAGTAGGGTTTCCCGTTGTCTACACATTCTTTTATTGCCAATTTCAAGACTTCCAAATCATGCTCTTCAACCAAGTAACGCATTTCGTCGATTTGTAATGGACTAGGCTGTTTGCCAAAGTTTTCTAAAATTAGATTATTAAATTCTCCTAATTTCGAGGGGGTGGTGGGCGTAGCAATGTTATCTTGATTCCCCTTACTAAATAAAGTGTTTAATCCCCCCACCGCAGACGCACTAATTCCAATCTCAGTATGGTTTATATTAGTATGGTTTATATTAGTATGGTTCGGGTTAACAGTTTTTACTTCCGGGGGTAAATTCTGTTTACTTCCGGGGTTAACAGTTTTTACTTCCAAAGGGTAAATTCTGTTAGGTTTATTCATTCCCTGCTGGACTTCTAGCAGCAAGCCCGCTTGATGTAATTCTTTTTTTAATTTAATTACAAACGGCTTGCTTCTGTTGAGTATTTTTTGCATAGCCTCGTTTGTGTAGTAACAGTAGACTTCGTTATTTTCGTCTACCCAATCTTCTTTGTTTTTTATCGACAAGGAAATTCTGTCTATGACGAGGCCGTATAATAGTTTAGCCTCGTTTGAAACATTTGAATAATAAGGGTTGTCGAAAAGAGCATACGGAATTGTAAAGAAACTGGATAAAATGAATTTTGATGCTTTGTATTTTTTCATCACCCAACCTCCTCAATGGCAAACGGCTTTGTGCTATGCTTTCTGGCTTCTGCCAATTTCCGCGCTCGTTCTCTGCGGTCGTGCTCGATTGCACAGACTACGTACATGGCTTCTAGCTCTATGCGTTCGTCTTCTCGTGCTTGTCGCTCTGCTTGTTTTCTGGCTTTGCGCCAGTCTAAGTGGTTGACAAATGCGCCGGCCAAGAAGAAGAATGCGAGTGTTGCTATCGCTCCTAAGATTTCACTCATTCGACACCTCCTTCGGTAGTTCTGGCAGTGGCATCCAGCACAACCCTTCTGTTTCACTATCTTCTAGACGCAAACCTTCCTCGTACTCAACCCAATCTTCTGTCCAAATTGTCTTTCCGTTGCTAACCAATACAGTCTCGTCAACGTCGGGAACTCGACAGTCCCACATAAATTCATAGTACATATATTCAGGTTTACTTGATTCTTCTTCTGTTAGTTTTCTTGCTTTAAATTTAATCCATTTCATTATTCCACCTCCCGATTTAATAATTCCGCTTTGATTTTGGTCAGCATGTGATTGTCGGCTAAAATGGAATCTTTTATCACAGGAGTTATTTTTCTTTCTTTCATTATCTTTTTATTGATTCTGATTTCGTTATCAATCCATTCAATCATCTCAAGCATTTATTCAACCTCCTCGATTTCAAATACTGGGTTATCCCAAATTCCCAATTCTTCAAGTTCCGAATGAGTGAAGTATACTTGATATTGACCGCCGGCGGTATATGAGGTATCTATGATAATACTACCGTTTTTATTGTTTCTGTTTAAGTAACCCGCTTTCTTAATTGTCACTACTTTTAATCTTGCTGTATACTGCTTCTCTTTCTCGACCTCATAGCCGTTAAGCCAAGCATGAGCAAATGTTTCTTGGTTGGACTCAAACCAATCCTTGCAAGGGTGATTAGAATAATGTACAGCGTCCATTACCGTGTATAAAGTTTTGCCTTGCTTTTTATATGTTTCAATCCACTCCGCCACAAACTGCGGAATGACTGGCTTTTCTGGCTCGTCAATTTGGTTTATAATGTGTTTTGCATATCGAAGACCATCTTCGTAATTATACGGAAAACTAATGATGGGGCGTGGTAACGACAATGTTCTATCTATTTTCTTAATCGCTTCTTGTTTGTTCATTTATTGACCCTCTCAACTGTAATAGTGTATTCTTCGCCCTCAAATTCGATGGGAACTTGTATGCTTTTTAAAGCGCCACCTCTATAATGTACTTCAAATAATTGGCGGATGATAAGCTCGCCGATTTCTTGAGGTGTTTCAAGTATGTTTTTCATATCATCCTCCCACTCCGTTCTCGTCCGCAATCCGCTTTGCTTCTTCTGCTTTCTGACGCTCTTTAAGCTGATATTCTGTATTCAGCTTGTTCAAGATAATGTCTTGTGCCGAATTTCTGTTTTGCAGCTTTTCGATTTCGTTTGCTTTCTCCTGCAGCTCGGTTTTAAGTTCGCTGATTTGCCGTTGCTGATGTTCGGTGAATGTGATTAAGCCGACGGCTAATAACAAAGTGACAAGCAATAAGCCAGTTAAGCCCAAACATACATTAGCGACCGAACGTTCATTGGCTCTTACTCGTTCATTCAGTGTCATTCCTTGCCCTCCACCAGTTCCTTGTTTTTGTAATCAATATCTAAAAATTTTCCTAGCCAGCCAATAATCTTTTTGTCGGGCAAACGGTCGTTTTTGCGATTAGTACAATAATTTGCAACGACTGCATCTAAAAAAATTCTGCTACTATTAAAATTTGGGTGCGCTAAAATGTGCTTTTTCAATCGTTCTGCAATTGTCGTATTCGGGACATATTTTAGTTGTCTTTTTATGTGCTCATAAAACATTCTAGCTTCTTCGCTCATTTTAACATCCCCCTCAATTGCTTTCGTATAAGTCCTTCTTTTGGAAAATCTGCTAGTCCCTTATTCCCATTAATAACAATGAGTTTTCTCAACATTTTAGGATTTTGATTGATTAGTTCAAGAGCTTGCTTAAAATTTAGGCTTCTCACTCGACTCATATAATGTCCTGAACAAAATTCAAGATTGTTAACAAAACACTGTTTTATAAGTTCGTCCGTCCACGATTTTTTTATTTCGTACTCAACGTCTAAAAAATCAAGCTCTTTTTTTATTTTTTCAAAAAGTGGATTTTTAGGATTTGTATTGATAATAATCATAAATGCCCCTTTCTTTCGCAAATATTCCCAACTACTTCAAAATTTCCACCGTGCGAAAAATTAGACATGTAATCCGTAACCCATCTATCATCATGAGGTTTCAAACGATAACTGCCCTTTTCGCTGTCGTAAAAGACTGTGTATAGACTGTCTAAAAGTCGTACTACATCTCCCTCAAAGATTTCTGTGTCGTTCTTATCTTTAAGGCCTGTGGATTGCATGAGATACTTATCGTCAATGCTGTAACCGATAAGCCCTTTTTTGCCTTCTACAATTCTTTCAAAAATTTTTTGTCTATTTCCTTGATAGATATTCCCACCCCAAATTACTAATTCCGTGTCGTCAACCATCTTTTTTTTATGCGGATCCCACGCTCTATATCTTTGTATCATCTAATCACCTCTTCTTAAAAATCGTCGTCTTGTCGCCTTCAATTTTCATCGCGCCTTTTGGCACGACTCTAAAAGTCACGCTGTTCCATTGTTCGGATAATTTAACTAATTTTTGCTCCACTACCTCAACTGGCTTCTTAGCTAGTTTATTCTTGTATTCATTCCCTAGTCTGTAATGGTCGCGCTCCCAGCGCTGGATGAGCGTTATCTGTGTGTGGTTTTGCATGTCATTCTCCCTTCGGATAAATTTCAAGAATGGTATCAACAATTTCTTCGATGTTACCTTCGACGAACTGGACTGTGTTGGTTGCGGGGGTATCGAATGCGTGGTTGCAGTCAAAACCGATAACCCAATCATTACCTTCAAGATTTAAATAAGTCAATCCGAAATGGGCTACATCGTTGATTTTGTCGTCTATTTCATCGTATTCTTTTCCATGCAATGGATGCCCTTGTGGCAATGCTACATAGCCACATAGCCACCCTTGGGGGTTGCCACCGAAATCTCCTAGCCCTAAATAAAATCTTGATAGCGGACCCATACTGAATTTTTTAATAAAACAGTTAAAACCTTTATAATTAAATTCTTTGATTTGCATTTATCTTCTTCCTTCCTGATTTTTAAAATCTTTGCCAATTCTCGTTATACCAGTCTCGCACAGCGTCGCGTGGATAGCGTATCTGCGTTCCACGTCCTCTGTCAATTTTTGGAAAGTCCGAAAATTGGGCATAGCGGTCAAATGTTGTTGTTGAGCAGCCTAACATTTTCATAACTTGCTGCTGGGTCAATTCAAGCGGAAGAGCTTTCTCAATGTCGAACATTTGACTAATTTCAAGCAATGAATTTCGCACGCCGTCTGTTATTTTGTTTACAAACGTTAAAATAATTCCCTCTTCCATTTCTCCCCCCTTTTCTTGTCTTTTGTGCTATAATCTAAGTAGTATTATTTGTTGTGCGCGTGATTTTCCACGCGCTTTTTTGATATAATCATCTCAAAGGAGGTGACTATATGATTTCCAAAGAGCAAATTGCTCACGATTTGGCTATTGCAGTAATTACAGCAAAGTTGACTAAAAGCACTTTTCCAAAATCAAGTAGACAACTGCTGATTGATTACCAAACAGAATTCAATGAGATTCTGCGTCTTCAAAAGCTTTAATCGTTGAGTAGCTGTCATAGGCTTCTGATAACAGACTAAGCGTTCGGGTTCTGTACCCGTCATACCTGCTGTTGTCAGAAGCTTTTAATTCGTCTAATACAGATTGCATTAGGCTTAAAAACATTTCTCTAGTTTGCATTATTTCTCCTTTCCTTTTTCAAATGTTGAAAAACACAAGAATCAATAGTGCTTAACACAATCTCTGTCGCTTTATCGGCGCTTACTATTTTAGGTAGGCGCTTTTTTCCGCTATACGGATAATGTTTAGGTCTCATGCTGCCTCCTTTCTGTTTGTGGTATAATAGAGTAAAAAACAATTGGAGTTTTGCTATGGAAATTTTGTCAAAAGAAGCTCGCGAGTTACTGAAGAAATTTGTTGAACTGCGCAAGGAAAATGCTCGCGGTAGAATTTACTATCAAGACAATCGAGAATTACTTGATAACAATCGCGTTTTTGTCCAAGAACTTTGTGACAAAGACTTATGCGTCAAAGACGTTTCTGGAGACGTAGGTCTTACCGATAAGGGATTGTACTACTTACCAGAATATAACGCTTTTATCAGACAAACTTTTCTAACTTCTTTATGGCTTCCTCTAGCGGTCTCCGTGTTCGGAACAACTCTCACTCTATTTGTCAATTATTTTCTGATAAACAGATAGAAAATTACCGTTCCGATAACTACTCCCATCAAACTACCAATAATTGACAAAGCAATGTCGATTGGTTCTAGGCTTTCAAAGCCTTTTTTTATTTTCTTCATAATAGTTCCTTTCTAAACTTTCTTTCTCTGCTATAATAAAAGCAGGAAGGAGGTGAATGTTGTGAGTATAGACGCTGAAAAATTTGCTTTAGCTGTTGTTTCGTCTTCTAATCCCGATTTGAGCATTTCTGATAAAGTCAAACTTTACGAAGAAACCGTTGAATTTATCGAAAAGCACAATCAAGAAAAACTTGAAGAAGCTAAGCAAAGAGTTAAAGACTGGCTTATTTAAGAGCCTGCTTTATCTCAATTAGCACTTTAGCAATCTCGCACTTTGCTAAAGTGCTTTTTTCGTTGTCATAGTTTTTAGCGAGGTCTCTTGCAATAGCTGCAAGCCATTGGTTCATAAAGTCGTTTTTCAAGATTTCACGCTCAGCTAAATTAAGTTCCTCTTTATCCGAAATTCCCATATTTGCTCCTTTCTATGCTATGTTATCCTGCTCAATCAGCGGTAAGACACCGTGTCCCTTCAACAACTCATACAAGAACAAGCGACCTTTCTGCGTCCATGTTGTCGTAACATGAGTGCGTGCTTGCCCTTTGCCGTCCACAAAATCAAAGGTTGCGCTATCTGTATAGCCTTTGCCCATGTATTTCTTGTACAAAATCCATTGTCCGTTAACTTTATGTTGCACTCCGAATTCGTGTAAGAGGTGGTTGAATTGTTTAGCGCTCATGCCGTAATCAGCAGCGATTTGTGTCACGCGCAAACTAGCTTTGCTTTCAATGATTAAGTCAAGGTATCTAGCTTGCTTCTGCGCTTCTTCAAGCTCAATTTCCAATTGAGACACCTTTTGGCGCTCTTCCTTAAGTTGAGTTGCAAGATTGATGATGGTGTCTGGCGACAAAAGCACCTCTTCAATTTTGCTGTCTGTCAAGTAAGCTCCATGCTTGCGAATTGTTGGTAACACCTCACTAGTTACCCAGCGTTTAAATTCCTTCGCCTGCGGCAATTTGCTGGATAGGATAAGGGAGTAGAGACCCGATTCGTTGATGATGGTCATGTTACGATTTTGACCTGATGCACTGAATTGGTGCGTCAGCTTATCATCTTCATCAACATGATTTCTAATAGCGTTATCCGTTCTTGCATACCCCAAAATCTCTGCCACGTCCTTTCCGACAAAGTAAGGCTCGTTGTCAATGGTTACTGTACGGACTTTCTGCCCGTGGAAATTAAAAATCTCGTTCATAAAATGCCTTTCTATGTTGGTCTTGTTCAACTTGAATTAAATTCAAGTTGAAGTGTAAAAAAATTAAGTTCCTAACAAATCCGAAGAATGTACATTGTAGAGTTTGCAAATTTCAATCAAGTTTTTCGTTGAAATAGAAAAGATGTTCTTTTCCCACGCGCTAACCGTTTGAGAAGATACTCCAACAGTTTGACCAAATTCTTTTTGGCTCATTTTGTTTTTTGCCCGAAGCTCAAGAATTGAAATTTTTGGTTTTAATTCTTCCATGTTTTCGCTCCTTTCTTTTATTTTATAGCTAGCTAAGGAATCGAACCTTAGTGCACCACTCTAGCTCAAACTAATTATGCGATATTGTACTCTGTTCTAATGTCATTCCACATGTCGCTCATAATTCCATTATAATCTCTATCAATATCTTCATCTGTCATAGTAAACTCGTCTACTGTTATGTGCTCTGTTTTATAATAAGAGCCTCTATCGTCTTTATATTCAACCTCATACATATCATATACTTTAATTGAATATGTAAGTGTGAATCCGTTTAAATCAAAATCGTAATCACGTTTAACAAATATTTTATTTCCTGTTTTTACTGCTTCCATTTTTTGTTTTCTCCTTTTATTTATCTTACAAGTCTATTATAACTTGAATTTAATTCAATGTCAATAGTTTTTTTGATTTTTTTTCAAGTTTTTTTAGTTTTTTTAAAAAAATACTTGAATTTGTTTCAAATTTACTATATAATACAATTGTAAAAGAAATAAAAAGGAGAGGCAATGGATATTAAAGACAAGCAAAGAGGAGCTAGATTAGAAGCGCTTAGGTCTGCAAAAGGAATTAGTCAAATTGAACTTGCTAAAAAGTTGGGGTATAAATCAGATTCCACTATATCAAAATGGGAAGCTGGGATGAGTATTCCGACTGGTGGGAAATTGGTTGAGATTGCAAAACTGCTAGAGACGACAACGGATTATATATTATTCGGAAATTCAAATATTGTATTAGGCGATAATAACGGCGTAAATGGTTTAAACGGAGGAAGCGGAAATACAAACACTTATAATTTCGGCGGTGGTTGTAGCGAGAAGCAAGACAACCACAACGAAAGTATGCACGGCATGAGCAAGGCGGACTTAAAACTGCAGCGCGTGATAGCAAACAAAATAGAAAAGCAGATACAAGTCGAGCAGAACATGAGTGACAAAATGGATAAAATCGCTGATAAGCTAGATACGCTTATTGGTTTGTTAAAAAGTAGGTGAATATTATGGGATTGTTTGATTTCGGGCAAACAGAAGAAGAAAAAGCAGAGAAAAACAGACGAAAAGAAGAAAAGAAACAATTAAAACAAGAAGCTAAAGAGCAACGAAAAAAGGAAGAACAAGCAAAGATAGAGGAAAACAGGGCAAGAAGCGAAAAGTTTAACAAGACGAAATCAACTACTCGTTCAACGTGTTTGGTTTTAGATGAAGAAAACAAATTTTTCAAAATCTTATTCGGAAATTTGCTGAACAGCTATAGAATCTTTTCTTTTGACGAATTACAAAATTACGAAATTTATGAAAACGGTTCTTCTGTTTCTAAAGGAGGTGTTTCCGCTGGGCGAGCAATGATTGGCGGCGCTTTAGCGGGCCCTGCCGGTTTATTGTTAGGTGGCTTGTCCGGTAAGAAAAAAGTCAATAGTGTTTGTGATAGATTGTCTGTTAAATTCTCAGTTGGCGGTTTACATGACGGAACTTATGAAATTAAGCTAATCACACAATCTACTAAAAAAGATTCATTCGTTTACCGAGATGCTGTGAAAAAAGCTGATGAAATTATTCATTTGTTTGACAACATCGTTGCTGCCACAACTGTTGTCACCGAAAACAATCTATCTATCGCAGATGAACTCTTAAAATTAAAATCCTTGGTTGATTCCGAGATTTTGACGCAAGAAGAATTTGAGTTGCAAAAGGCAAAATTATTAGGAAAATAAAAAATCCCAACACGCGCACCGACCAAAGCTAGCGTATTGGGAAAAACAACAGTATGAGAATTAGGCTCTAAAGCCTTTTTCTTATACCTATTTTAGAAAGGTATAAATAAATGGCGAGCTATAGAAAAAGGAGTAATGGTTGGGAGTATCGCGTATCTTATAAAAAGCCAGATGGCTCTTACGGAGAAAAAAGCAAACGTGGCTATCGGACTAAATCCGAAGCCGAAAGAGCGGCTGCCGAAGCGCAAAGAGAACTCGCTGAAGCTGTAGAGATTGATAGAAAAATAGAACTAGCTGATTATTTCAAAAGGTGGGCGGAAATTCACAAAAAGCCGCATGTTAGCACGGGAACGTGGAAAAGCTATCAGCAAGCCGTACGGATTGTCACAGAATATTTCCAGCATACAAAATTGACTGCAGTCACTTCTACTACTTACCAGCAATTTTTAAACGAACTAGGCACGCGCTATTATCAAAAGACGATACACGGGATTCATCATAAAATTAGACGGTCAATTAAACAAGCTGTTGTAGACGGCTACATCACGAGGAATTTCACAGAATTAGCAAAAATCAGCTCTACTAAACAATCCAAACCACTTGAAGATAAATTCTTGCAACTTGACAAATACCAAGAACTTATCAGCCTACTAAAAAAAGAGACCTCTAAAAAAGACTATGTACATCTCTATTTGCTTGCTGTTACTGGAATGAGATTAGGGGAAAGCCTAGGCTTGACTTGGCAAGATATTGATTTTGACAAGCAGCTAATAGACATTAACAAGACTTGGGACATATATAATCGTCAGGGCTTTAAGCCAACCAAAAATAAGCAATCAGTCCGCAAAATTCCACTAACGCCCGAACTATCTCTTGTTTTAAAAAAGTACAAATTTAGCGCGTGGGAAAAGAACTCATACAATCGACTATTCACAAGAACGAATCACACATGGCTTAATCGCCTTATAAAAAAACTCACAGACACAAATATCCACATTCACAGCCTGCGGCACACGTACGCTAGTTATTTGATTTCCGAAAACATTGACTTGTTAACTGTTTCAACTTTGCTCGGGCACAAAGACTTGACTGTAACTTTGCAAACCTATGCCCACCAACTAGAAGCAAAAAAAGAGCAAGATTTTGAGGAAATAAAAAAACTTTTTGGGTAAATTTTGGGTGATAAAAAGCAAGAATCCTATATTATAGGCTTTTAGAAAGGATATGTATGATAACCAAAGAATTTGATACGATTGCTGCCATTTCCACTCCTCTTGGTGAAGGGGCTATCGGCATTGTTAGACTGAGCGGGACGAATAGCTTTGCCATTGCTCAAAAAATCTTCAAAGGAAAAGATTTAAGTACGGTTGCCAGTCACACACTAAATTATGGACATATTATTGACCCAGAAAAAAACGAAATTTTAGATGAAGTTATGATTGGAGCTATGCGTTCTCCGAAAACCTTCACACGTGAAGACGTGATTGAGATTAACACCCACGGAGGGATTGCTGTGACCAACGAAATCCTCCAATTAGCTATTCGCGAAGGTGCCAGAATGGCAGAACCTGGTGAATTTACCAAGCGCGCCTTTCTCAATGGACGTGTGGATTTGACGCAAGCAGAGGCTATCATGGACATTATTCGGGCAAAAACGGACAAAGCCATGAATATCGCCGTCAAGCAACTGGACGGTTCTCTGTCCGACCTCATCAACAACACACGTCAGGAAATTCTTAACACACTAGCTCAAGTCGAGGTCAATATTGACTATCCAGAATATGATGACGTTGAGGAAATGACTACCAAACTGTTGCGTGAAAAAACTGCTGAATTTGAAAAACTGCTGACTCAACTTTTAAAAACAGCTCGCCGCGGTAAGATTCTACGCGAAGGAATTTCGACTGCTATTATTGGTCGCCCTAATGTCGGAAAATCTAGTCTCCTTAACAACTTGCTCCGTGAAGATAAGGCTATTGTAACGGACATTGCTGGAACCACTCGCGATGTCATTGAAGAATATGTCAACATCAACGGAGTGCCACTCAAATTGATTGATACTGCGGGTATTCGTGATACAGATGATATTGTCGAACAAATCGGAGTAGAACGTTCTAAAAAAGCGCTCCAAGACGCTGACCTTGTGCTTCTTGTGCTAAATGCAAGCGAGCCATTGACAGAACAAGACCGCAAACTGTTAGAAATCAGTCAAGACACCAATCGTATCTTGCTGCTCAATAAAACCGACTTAGAAGAAAAGATTGAAGTTAACCAGCTTCCCGATGACTTTATCAAGATTTCTGTTCTCCAAAATCAAAATATTGATAAAATCGAAGAACGAATCAACCAACTTTTCTTTGAAAATGCAGGTATTGTAGAACAAGATGCTACTTATCTCTCTAACGCTCGTCATATTTCTCTAATTGAAAAAGCTGTTGAAAGTCTCCAATCTGTCAATGAAGGACTGGATTTAGGAATGCCTGTTGACTTAGTCCAAGTGGATCTCACCCGAACATGGGAAATCCTTGGTGAAATCACAGGTGACGCCGCTCCTGATGAACTCATTAGCCAACTTTTCAGCCAATTTTGCTTAGGAAAATAATAGTAAACAAATTCGAACAAAAACAAGTAAGCTCTATGATTCCTATAGGAATAACCTTAGAAATCATAGAGCTTTTTACTTCTCATCAAAAAGAGAATAAGACAGAACTAAAAATTTTAAATGTTTAGTTCGTAGTTTCAGCCTTTCATTACTAAACCGATAAAATGGCAGAAACTTCGTTCTCACAGAGCAGACACAACATTACAATCTAATTGTCATGAACGGAGATCCTTCTGTATTGTCAGTTGGATCCAAACTCCGTACTCTAAATAAATAATCTACTGAATAATAGCCATTATTATTAGCATTATACGGATCCATTACATAAGTCATTCCGTTGTTATAGCCTTTCATGACCAGTTCATGTGTAACAGGATAATTTGCAAATACACTGGTTCCTACTGCACCAAGCACATGGTGTCCCATAGCAAGTGCTTCTCGCACAGCTGCGGTTGAACCTAAAACATCCGTTTTCAACCCCCAATGTCGAGCTGCTAATACAATACCATGGCTCGTTGTGCCGTAACTTCTCTTATTAAATTCATTTGTAGAATAATAGAGATAATCTGCCACAGTCGTTGGTAAAACAGTCTGTCCTGTAGTACCAGAAATTGCCATAGCAACCGTTGTTGGCACGCAACCCGTTGCAGCAAATGTGTAGCCACCATAAGTTCGTCCTGCCCAACGACCATCACGTTGAGAAAAATATGGTGTCGGATAAGACGTTTTAGAAACTTGTACTGTTGTACCACCTACTCCAACCAGCTTACCATTGTTTTGAATGTAATACAAATGAACATTGTATTCGCCGGTTGAGTTCTTATGGTCACTCGCTTTGACAGTTATCTTATAGGTACCATCAGCTCGTTTTGCAGCAGTATACCAAATGATGTCATCTTGACCATTTACACTAGACCACGTTGGCAGCTTCACTTCACGAACACCATGAGGGCTGGAAACATTAGACACTACCACGTCAAATGTTCCTGTTTTAGGATTATTATTTTGGATCGTGATTTTTCCAGTTAGTTTCAGGTTTTCCGCAGAAATTGTCACATTGGTTGATGTACCGCCTACTCCAATCAATGTTCCATTGTTTTGAACATAGTACAAATGAATATAGTACAAACCGGTTGAATTCTTATGATCACTTGCTTTAATGAGTGCCTTATAAGTTCCATTGGTCTGTCTAGTGGCAGTGTACCAGATAATATCGTCCTGACCATTGACATTAGACCAGGTCGGTAATTTCACTTCACGAACGCCGTAAGGGCTAGAAACACCTGAAACAATCACATCAAAAGTTCCTGTGTCTGGATTATTATTTTGAATGGTAAGATTCCCTTTTGCTCTCGCTAAAGAAACATTTACTTGTGTTCCAGCTACTCCAACGATTTTGCCATTGCCTTGGATATAATACAGATGAACATTATATAGACCTGTTGAATATTTGTGATCACTTACCTTGACAGTTGTCTTATAAGTCCCATCAGCTTGTTTTTTAGCGGTATACCAGATAATGTCGTCTTGACCATCCACATTAGACCAGGTCGGTAATTTCACTTCACGAACACCATCTGGACTGGAAACGCCTGAGACAATCACATCAAAAGTTCCTGCGTCTGGATTGTTATTTGTGATAGTCAAAGTACCTTTAGGATGCGCAATCGAAACTGTTGTCGTTGTTCCTGTTACTCCTACCAACTGATTATTTTCTTGGATATAATATACATGAATATTATACTCTCCAGTTGATTTTTTATGATCAGTCGCTTTAATTGTTACTTTATAGGTTCCATTGGCTTGCTTTGTCGCTGTGTACCAGATAATATCATCTTGACCACCGATGCTGGACCAAGTTGGAACTTTCACTTCACGAACGCCATAAGGACTAGAAACATTGGAAATAAGGACATCAAATGTTCCTGTGTCAGGATTATTATTAGCAATGGTCACTTTTCCTTGAGGTCGTCCTAATGAAAGCTCGGTAGTTGTTCCACCTACGCCAACCAATTTCCCATTATTTTGAATGTAATAAAGGTGAATGTGATAGAGTCCTGTAGAAAATTTGTGATCTACTGCCCTTACTGTTACTTTATAGGTTCCATCAGTCTGTTTAGCAGCTGTATACCAAATAATGTCATCTTGACCATTGACATTAGACCAAGTCGGTACTTTCACTTCACGAACGCCATAAGGAGCAGAAACATCTGACACAATCACATCAAAGGTTCCTGTGTTAGGATTCTTGTTTTGAACCGTGATTTTTCCCTTTATTGGCTGATTTGTAGCACGGTTGCTTGGAGTTGCCTTATTCGTAAATCGTCCAGTATAATCCACGCTTTGATCAAATACATGACGACCAGGTAGTAGTTCAGCTTGCGAAGTAAACTGCCAAGCACCTGCTTCACTATTATATTTCAGTATTTTCGCATCATCTGCACTTAATTTTGAAGTTGGATATCGCGCTACCCAGAAATTTTCCAAGCCAAATTTCTCTGTTTGGATTGGTCCTTTCGTTCTAAGATTGTTTCGATCAAGCCAACTTGCACTTGTATAGTACATCAAATTTGAAAAGCCCATACGCCGCATTTCATCTGCCCAAGCTTGAGTAGTTGCATTGATATTCGGACGCATATCAGAATCTTCAATATCATTTACCATAACAGTTGAGGAAGGAAGGTTCAATCGCCTTGCTTCCTCTGCAAAATAGCGCGCTTCTGCTCTTGCTTCTGCTTCATTAGTATAATGAGAAAAAGCATAAGCTGACACTTGCATACCTACCGCTTGTGCATTATGTGTTTGAGAAGCCGCATAAGGATTTTTATAACTCGTTCCTTCTGTTAATTTAACAACAATGCCATTTACCCCTTTTTCTGCTAAATGTTGATAATCTTCTTTGCTGATATGCCCATTATGACTGCTAACATCTACAAAGGTTGATTTTTTTACTTGCGCATCAGGATTACTTCTAGCTGTTGTTTGATTATTCTGCGCAGCAAAAAAAGTTGACTTGTTGTCTTTTTTAGTCTCAGTTGTAGTTGTCGAATTTTCTTTTACAACTGATTGTTCTTCTGAAACTTTAGCCTCAGTTGAAGCAGTTGAAGAAGCAGTTGCTTCGTTTTTAGATGAAGAAGATGAAGTTGTTTGATTTATTGGAGCAGTTTGAGTTACTTCTTTTGTTTGGAGTTCAACTGAAGAATGAGCTTCTTGTTTATTGACTTCTACTGTCGGCTCTAGCGTAGAAGTTTTTACAGATTCATCAGCAAAAATTTGCTGTGAACTAGCTGCAATTAAAATAGCTGTGCTTGCTAAATAAAATAAACTTTTCTTTTTCATTTTATTTCTCCATTTTAAAATAAGCCTGCCATAAAATATGGCAAGCTAACTATTTCTTTTAAGAAA